TGAAGGAAAGAATCTCTATTAGTAGTTTCTTCGATCAAGTATGGTGTGAACACCTCAGGAATTATTAAATCACTGCGTAATGTCGCCATGAAAATTTAATAAATATGTTCACTTCGAGGCACAACCCCTGACGTAGCACAACCACGTTGCTCCTATATTAACCGTTAACTGCGTTTTTGAGCATATTATATTTATTTATGTCTGTTCTAAATAATCTACTTTGCTCTGTAAGATTAAATGAATCAGGTGCAAATGGATTTTTTTCGCCAGCGACTACTGTTTCAGTCTGGACTTTTGTAGTTGTAGCTCCACCGCCTTGAGGTCTAGGGTTTTTCTGCACCCATTGAGGCATATTAGACATTGCCCAATCTTTCACAGGTGTTCGATTATAACCATCAACAACAACGACCGTACCATCTGTTTCTCTAGATAATTGATCTTTACTTATTCGAGACAACACATATTGTGGATCATGTACAACATCAGCAAGTGCTGTTACTGCTGGAGCTTCAACCTCTAGCTGTCTTTGTTTTTGTTCTAACTCTTGTATCCTTTTGTTTTTTGATTCTTCTGCTTCACGATATTGTTGTGCCTGTTTTGCAATCGCTTCATCATATCTGCCCTTTGCCTCTAACTCTTCTTGCTCTTTCTTTTGTTTGTAAGCGATCAAGGCATCAACATCAACATCTGGCGGTACAGCTCTAGCTGCCTCCTTTGCTTTTTTGTAATCGTCTAAAATTTCTCTATTACTTTTCCTGAGTGATTCAACTTCTGCCATCAACGCTGCTGTATCAACAGTTGGATTAGGTTTGATTGGTTCGTCAGCCATAAATAAATTTTAACAATAATTAATATTCAATATAGCTTACCACTTTGTTTTGTCAGCCCAATAAGCTGCACTAGTCTTACCTTTTGCAATATTTTTAGCGTGTCTAGCTTTGAAACTTTTGCGTTTTGCTTTATCTGCGTCTGATTCTCCCTTTCTCGGTGGTTTAGTTTTTGCACCCTGCATACCAAATCTTATAAGTCTATAGCCATCACCTTTTTTTATAACAACAGCATGACTTTTGCCGCTTTTATGGTTTGGTGTTCTTATAGGTTTGTCAACTCTGTCGAATGTATGACCACCTTTCTTAATACTCATTTGCCTTTTTTTCTTATTGCCATGTTATGTGCTTGCGTAAAGCTTAAACCTTCTCTCATCTTACGTTTCATGTATTCCATATGAGCCTTTGTATGCCCATGTGTTTCCTGATGTTTTTTTAAAGTATTTTTTTGACGAGTAGTTAATCTCATTTTTTCTTTTTAGGTGCTGCACGTAATTCAGATCTTTTTTTTAATACTGCATTTCCAGTAGAATCAGAGATTATTTTAACAACAGGGTCATCTTTACTTCCTACTCTTGTAACCTGTCCGCCACTAGCTGTTTTTATCTTGGCTCTAGTTCCAGCGTTTGCGCTAACAACTTTGCCAAAAGTACGTTTACCAGCATAAACCCAACTAACCCTAGAACCTTTTTTCATTTTAATTTTTCTTGATTTTTTTTGTAGTAGTTTTAGGCTTTACTTCACAGTTAACAGCCTTGGGCTTTGACTCATCATAAGTCTGAATTTTGAATGTATAACCCATTATTTTTTACCTCCTTTTTTGACTTTCTTTTTTTTCTTAGGTGTACCGTACATAGGAAAATAAGTAGCTGAATATATCTTACTTCTTTTTACGTTTTTTAGCAGTTGTTAGAGCTATTGCTTGTGCTTGCTTTAATGTTTTGCCCTCTTTCATCAACATACGAATGTTAGCAGAGATAATTTTTTGTGATTTACCTTTTTTTATTGGCATAGCTACCCAAAATATTTGTTTAGCAAAATAAAATCTTCGTCTTCCTTGCAATCAATGAATAAACCTTCAACAATCTGTTCAAACTTTTTCCTGTTGTCTCCTCTAGTTTTTTCCATAGATTCAAAAATACGCTTTGGTACTGTTCTGTTTTTAGGAAACTCTCTTGATAGTATTAGTGCTTCTGTTGGTGTCATGTGTTTTTAATTGCTTGGTCTAATGTTTGTTCTACCCAGTTATACAGACGAGGAGCGTTTTTTTGCAACCCTTCTGGGTTAAAAATATACTGAGTGAAAGATTCTGCAAATTGTTCCAAAGCATTTTTACGACTGTATTCAGTAGGAAATGTCATACCTTTTAGTTTCATAAACTGTCTTCCTAAATTACCTGCACCTGCTTGGTAATGAACTTGATGCCCCATTTCATGCACTAATGTAGAGAACCAATCAATACTTGCGTCCATAGGGTGCGAGTTAGACCATACTTCGCTTACACCTTCTTTAATTCCTTGCCTGTATCGTTCATAGGCTGAACCTTTAAATTTACTGAATTTGAAGTTAGTTTCTAAAGTTTGGGCTGCACTCTTCTTTATTTTTTTTGCAGATGAGACTGTTATTTTTCTTGCACCATCTCTTAATCTTGTATGAACCATTCCAGAGTTCATAATAGTATAGCCATTAGCATTGCCACTAGCATTACCAAATAAATTATTTACTACTCTTTTTTGGAAACTTGAATCTAGCATTTTGCCTTGTTTTAGCAAATTTATATTTCTTTCAAATAAATCTTTTTGAGAACCCATTCCCATATTGCCCCTACCATTCCAAATTACTTTCCAATCTTTGGTGTTAGAAGATAAATCCTTAGAATCTAGTTTATTAATGTATTGGAATCTTTTCACAACAGTTTCATTTGATTTTTCAAAGGCTTTTAAATTTTCTCCTGTCAAGAATCTCTGTCTTAAATCAGTAAAATTCTTAGTTTTTTCGTATTTCATGTTGAATTGATTAACAACATTGCCTTTTTTCATAAATAATCTCATCTTCTTGATATTTTTCTCTGTCAAACCGCCTAAACTTTCCATGCTGTCTAAGCTATCCTCTGTAAATTCTTGAATATCGCCAAATTTGTTTTTAGTAAGCCATGTATCGACACCTTCAGTTGAAAAAGCTGGTGATGTCCTAATCTTCGGTGCTTTCGCTACAGGTGCAGCTACTTTTGTTGTTACTTTCTTAACAGCACTAGGTTTAGCATATAGTTTTTCTAATTTATCGAGTGGTAGTTCTGTTCCATCATTCCGTATTATTTTTCTTAACGCTGAATGCCCTGAACCTTCCTTTTTAGCTAATTTTTTAAAGGCATTAACTTTTCTGTCAGTACCTAGAGTCTTTACTTGTAGTTTTTTATCTTGTTGCAATAACCAATCACCATACTGAGTACCCTGTGGGACTCTACCAGTTGCACTAGGTCTGCTAACTACCTTTCCTACTGGCGGTTCTGTTAAACCTTCAAAACCTTGACGTTTACTTAAGCCTTCGTAATCAACTACTGGAACAGTTGTAGATCTACAGTTGAAATGCTGTGGTGGTGTTGGACCTTTGTTGTATGTAAACTTTTGGCCATCTAACCTTTGACATATTTTACTTGTCTTGCTGTCCAGCGTTGCAACATATTCATATTTAGGTGCTACTTTACTATTTGCTGCATATACAGATTGTGATGCTTGGTTCTGTACTTGGTTAACAGAAGTTCTTACGATTGTTTTTATTTGATGTGTTGCTAATTTGGCTTGGCCGCCAGCTTTAAGAGTATCTTCGAAATTTAATTTTCCTACTAATTTTCTTGCTATTTGATTTGTTGATTCTCCACTAAAAACACCAGCCCTAATAGTTCTTGCTAATAATTCTTGATTTCTTGCCGCTATACCCCTAAAAGCTTTTTCTACTGTATCTCCATTAGGCAACGTCATCATTGCACCTTGCCTTGCAGTTAGCTCAAACTTACCCGAACCAAACTTAATAAAATCATCTTCAGTGAATTGTTTGCTAGTAAATATATTGATCTTCGTGGGATCTGTCTTAACAAAAGAAGTTGCATACCTTTGGTTAACAGCTACTGAATTAATAGGGATATTGCCAGATTTAACAGCCTTTTGTAATTCACCCTCAATAAATCCTGTTTGAATTTTTGCTAACCCTTCTAACTCTCTAATCATCTGCTTAGTAGTATCTTTAGACCACCTATCCATGCTTGCTTTTGATTGTGCAATTATTGATCTCAGTCTGTTTCTTGTCTGTGGTGCTATAACTACACCCGCTGGGGCAGCTTTTTGTCTTATATCTAATTTAACTAGTTGCTCGGCAGCATCATAAATTACTTGAACATAGTTTTCTACAAATTTATTAGCAACAGCGTTACTATATCTATTTAGGTCAATAGTCTCTCTAAAAAATACCTCTGGAATACTCATTTATCATTCTTCTCCCTCTTCCTCCTCCTCATCTTCTATCTC